AACGTCACCGTTGAAGATTGAAGTGCTATAACCATTTAAGATGGGGAACATGCGGGTTGAACCAGCATATACTCGGCCACCAATCAGGTTATACGGTTTCAGCCCGTAAGGGGCTGGAATGAGCGGATAAGCCATGTTGTTTCCTTAGAATTTAAGAACCTGAACCAAATGTAACCTTTGAACGTTTCTCTGAAAACAGAGGCATTCTAGGGTCGCTGTCTTTTAAGAAATTGTTATCTACGGAATCCATCTGAGCTTGATTTTGTTTAGTGTAATGTGCATTACGCTGTTCCAAAAACTCTTCTGGAATTCGGCAAAGTAACAATCCACCTACCTCAATATTGCCTTTGAATCGGCCCTCTTCGGTAGCATGCATCATCATCTCAGGATAATCTTCTGCTTTGCAGGGTTCATATCCCTCTCGGAACTTAGAAGAAATATTACTAGGATCAGACTGACCGCCATAGCTGATACGAACATATCTATGTTTCCAACCGGGCCGGGGGTCAGGCATAGGTAGAGTCTCGGGCGCTCTCCACATCGTTGGGCGTTGTGTAGTTGCTCTTGAATCTAGTTCACGTGCAAGTCTATTTTGTGTTGTCATGATTAGTTACTCCTCAATTGTTCTTCCGCAACCTTACGCGCATAGAGTTCCAATGGAACACCAAGCCGCTTGGCGATATTTACCTGAGTCTGAGTTAGCACGATTTTTTTGGGCGCTGTGCTTCTCGTAGCAGGTGCTACGTTTGATTTGGGCCGCTGAGAAGGCGCATCAGCAGGTTTCTCGGACTCAAACGCATCCGGGAACACTTGTTTCATTCGAGAATCAATCTTCTCATAATACTCTTCGGATTGCGGATTAATACCAGACTTGAGGAGTTTCGCGTGATACCCCAACGCAAAGCTGGTCATTTCATCATCCGCACCAAACCATTTGTTCTTTTCCCTCCACGCTTCCGCTTTGGGATCAACAACAGCAGTTGGCACCGCTTGAGCCGTTTGTACATCATTTTTACTATCTTGTAAAGCGGGGGCTTTAAAATTGTTAACTTTATCGGCCTTTATCTTTGCACTGGTTAACTCCTCTTGGGCGGCTAACAATGCTTCAGAATCTCCCGCTTCATAAGCGTTTTTGTACTTTACTTTGGCCTCTTCAATCTCTGTACTGACCACGCGTTTAGCGCTTTCAATCAGGGCAGATTGGCTTTCGCTCAGAGAGCCTTTGAGTTTTTTATTCTCCTCGGCAATCACTTGGGCCGCACGAATAGCTTCTTCTTTTTCCCGCTGGGCGGCTTCAGATTTACGGCGTTCTTCGTGATAACCCTTGGTAAAGTGCTGTATCCTTTTTCTGACACTTTCGTCATACTTGGCTAGTTCATCCGCTTGGAAATCCTGTGGGGGCTCATCCATTAGTTTGCGGTTGCGATCCTCTGGGGGAGTATCATCTTCGATTTCAATCTCAACTTCATGTTCAGTTGCTTTATCAACTTCATCAGGAAATTTATAGTTTTCACCTCTGTATGTTGCCATGATTTACTCCTTATGACGCACGTGTAATCCCACGGGGATCTTCAACAACCGCTTCGACGTTATCGTCGTTGATTAAACGGAACTCACGACCATGAATCTTCAAGCGGGTGCCTGAATTAGGTCTGCAGATAATAAAGTCTCCAACCTTGCAACGAGGCCCACTAGGAAATCTTTTCTCATCTGTATAGGCTTCTGGGCCCATCTTGATTACAAATAGCACAGGGGTCAACATCTCTTCTTTCCAAATTTCTTGGCTAGATTTGACGATACCTATATCACTATCTGCATACTCTTCCATTGCCTCGGGTACTACTGTTAGTAGCATGAATCCTTTTGGGTCAGGGATTTGTTTGGCTTTTTGTTCAGCAGTCGTATTAAGAATGCCAGACAGGTCAACCGCACTTACATCAAACTCAGTCGTCGTTGTCATCATCGTCCTTTAATTTACGCACGAGGTCGGCTATCTCTCTTTGCGCCAGGGTAAGGCCTCGGATTACCCCACACATATTTTGGTACTCACCAAAATCCTTCGCAGCGCCCTCACTCATAGGCGCGGTATATGAATCTTTAATTTCTTCAATTTTTTTATTTAAGTGTTCGAGGAGGCGGTCGTCCATATTAAATCTCCAAGTGGTTTCATAGTTATATGATCAGTCTTTGCGTGCTTAGCCCATACCTTTATAAAATTACATATGGGCCTATCTAAACAATCTGCGCATTTGTCATTCTTATGGCTTTGATTTTCTGGATGCCAACGATGTTTATAGAGCACAACAGGTACACGTATAAATGGGAATTTATCAGCAATTTGCATAAACAAATCGCCATCCTCACAAGCATTTCTAATCTTATCGTTATAGCCATCAATATGCTGCATAACTTCTCTGCGGTACATACCAAAATGACGCCATCCAAAATGTACTAAATTTTCTTCTGGATCTTTATTACAGTTGTAGCTCATTACTTTATTTTTAGGGTCAATAAATACACTATCTGATTGAGCCAACATAGCTTTTGGATTTAACTTAAAATGTTCTAACATTGTTTCAACTGAATATGGAAACAACATATCATCTCCGTCTATGTGTGCAATAAAGTCACCACTAGTTTTTTCATAAGCTACTTTTCTATTCTTAGGTATACCTAAATTAACTTCGTTTTGATATACCCTGATTCGTGCATCTATTTTTGATAGCGCTTGAGCCACTTCCCAAGCCCCATCAGTAGACCTATCATCGCTAATAATTAGCTCCCAATTTTGATACGTTTGGTTAAGAACGCTATCAATTGCAGCCTTTAAAAACTGCACGTTGTTGTAACTAATCATTAGCAATGAAACTAGTGGCTCATTCATTCATTACCCCCTTGCGGCTGATTCATCTGAGCGTCTGCGTGCTGCTGTTGAATGTCCATCTTCTCTCTAGCTTGTTGAGCCTTTGTCGCCATGTCTAACATGTGCTTTTCTTGCTCTTGTTTTAATCTAGACTGATGGGCTTTTTCAGCGTGCACTAAACTTTGTCTATGCTCATGTTCAGCATGGTGCATCTGCTGCGTCTGCTGAGCTATGTCCATAATGTGCTGCTGATTAGTCTGATCAGGTGTTGTAACTGCATCTTGTGCGGGCTGAGCTTGTTGAGCTTGTACCCCAGCTTGCTGCTGTTTTAACTGTAGCTCGGCTTGCTTGAGTGCCAATTCACCTTGCACTTTATGAGCTTGCGTTTGAGCTTGTGCTGCTTTAATCTGCATCTCTTGCTGCTGCAATTGAATTAGTGGGTCTTGAGCTTGTTGTTGTGCTTGGGCTTGTTGCGCCATCGCTTGGTGCTGCTGCATAACTTGTACGGCTGCTTGAGCCACCAACCTAGACAATTGAACTTCTTGATCGGGTGGTAGTTTGGCATCGGGTGCAGGCATCTGCACACCCAACTGTTTCTCGATCTGCGCTCTGTATTGGAAGGCCAAATGTTCTGCAATGTGAGCCATAATCCCAGCTTGCATTTGTTGCGCCATTGGGTTTTGCCCAATCTGCTGTGCGATCATCGGATCTTGCATGAACGTTGTATGTACTGCAATATGAGCATCGTGATCTTGATAGATAAACGCTTTAGTAGGTTTGCCTTTTAAGAAGCCCATGTTTTCGCTGATTGGGTCTTTTGGCATCTCATCATCTTCTGTTGGCACCAACTTGTCAGCGTTCTTCACACCCAACACTTCAATCATTTGTCTATGCAACTGGGGCAAATCATAGATTTGTGGAGCGCTCTGCGACAACTGGATCACAGCTTGATACTGCATAATCCTTTGCGCCATTGTGCTTGAGTTAGGATCCGATACTGGGATCACCTCCACCATGTCATAGTCAGCTTGCTTGGCTTTCTTGTCACCACCATTAGGAGAATATTTATAATCTACCTGTGCGTAATCTCTGATAATTTCTTTTAAGAGCTTGAACTCTTGCTTCATCGAATAGTGCACACGGGCCTGCACCGCAGACATGGTCTTGAGCTGTCTCTCTAATAGAGCTAGTGTCGTACCCACAGGTGCATTAGCCCCCATATCAGATACATTCATATCTGCTATCGAACCAAGTCTCCTACCTTCGTCTGTAATTTCTTTTAATAGCCCAGCCAAAACTTGGCTAGGTTCTTTGTATGGTAGGGGCATGATGTTGTCACGAAGTGCGCCTGACGCAATGTCCACATCCCTAAACTCTCCGGGGGCAATTGGTGTATCGTCTCCCTTGGTACGCAGCCCACGGGTCTTCAACCCTCCGGGCAAATTAGAAAGCGTACCTGCATCAACTAGCTGCCTAATAATAGATGTACCCGCACGCGCGTAGCCACCAATCAAATGAATGTACCCTAAACCATATGCACCAAAGCCTGGTACATAGTCATACTGTACGAGATGGTCTCTCTTGAGTTTTAGTTTGTCGCCTTCTTTCCAATTGCGGTAAATAGAAAGAACCTTGTGTGTACCTTTTTCAATCGTAATGATATAAGGTCTAGCTATGCCATCATCATCTTCAAACCCAGGCAAATCAAAGTCAACTTGTATTTCACATATCTGATAGCGCTCATCATCTGTCAGTGAGTAACCTTGCTCTTCAGCTTTCTTCTTCTCTACGTCGGTATGTATTTGGGTAGGTTCGCCTAAGTCTACATCGCAATAGAACCCAGCTACTTGTAGCTTTCTAATGTCATTCTTGGTCTTACGCATGATATGAGTCACACGCTCAGCCATGCGAGCACCACTAGAACCGTAAGGAATGATTACATCTTCTGCTGGGATATAGATAGAAGTCTGTCTACCAATATTAGGATCGTAGTAGACTTTCTTAAACGCTGAACCTGTGAGTCCTAGATTAAACAACATCCGTTCATGCTCGGGTCTATACTCAGGCATGCCTTCAGTCAACTCATAGTTCATGTCCTCTTTAACACGCTCCGCAGCTTCCTCTTTAAATTTGTCAATGGCTCCAATGATCTCAGTCTTAACAGGGCCAGCAGCAGGGAAAGTCTCAATGATCGTCTCACTCTGAAAACGTACTGCAGCTTCGGTGAGGAGCGGAGAGTAAACGCCACAAGCACCGTTCCAGGGTTCTGTTCTTTCTTCATACTTCATCCCCAATACTTCTAAGCCCTTGACGAGCATCTCAACCCAATCTTTCCTTGAATGGATATCCGCATCCACAAGCTCCATAAGATCGCTAGAAATACTGCCTAGTTGACTGTCATCTAAAAACTCAGCCAAGTTATCATCAAACTTAGTACTCTTCAAATCCTCTTCAACCTCTGGCACTTCTTCGCCCTCAATTTCAATCTCAATAACACTTTCTTCAGGGTCAAGACCTTGTGCAATACCTTGAGGCGCAGCGTATAAACTTTTTTCCATTTGTGGCTCCGTTAGTAATATGAAGAACGTCGGCCTGATTTAAAGTATCTAGGCTCCTCCGGCTCATCGCTCGGAAGGCGCAAGAAACCACCCTGCCTAAAACGCATTAAAGCAAGTGTGGTCGCGTCAACTAAGTCATCGTGTTCGCCGCTTGGAAACGCAGCAATCTCATCTACCAATTCTTCAGCCCACCGAGTCTGCGGAACCCACACTTTCCCAGACGCAATTATGTCCGATACTGAGTTCAAACGGGCAATTTTGTCTTGGCCACGACTTGGTGTGTACTCTTGAACAGGGATACCCATGCTTCTTAACTCATATATAAGAGGCGCACCCGTGGCTTTTTTCTCAATTAAGATGCCATCTGGCTCCCATTCGTTGTACTCTTTCAGTACATCGTGCTTTAAATCAACCCATTCAACACGCCTTTTATACGTGTTTAAAAGGATCAAATTGGGTAAATTA